TAGGATTTATTGACGAATACGGACTTCCAGTCTTTGATAGTAGAAGTGATGATGTGCGATATGGACCGGACGGTGAACTAATAGACGTAGGTGTTGTTGATCATTGGGAAAACGAAGCTGATGGCTTACGCGACGATCAAGATGCTTTAAACGAGTTTTATAGACAGTTTCCTCGTACTGAAGAACATGCGTTTAGAGATGAGACTAAAAACAGTATATTTAATTTAATTAAAATATACGAGCAAATAGATTTTAATGAAGGTAGTAGACATAGCGCTCATGTAACTACTGGAAGTTTTGGTTGGATAAATGGTGTTAAAGATACTAAAGTTGTATTTAATCCAGATCCTAATGGTAGATTTCAAATAAGCTGGGTGCCACCAGTTCATTTACAAAATAAACAATTTACAAAAAATGGAATTAAATATCCTGGCAACGAGCACGTGGGAGCATTTGGCTGTGATAGCTACGACATTAGTGGTACTGTTGACGGTCGCGGCTCGAAAGGTGCTTTACACGGATTAACAAAATTTTCTATGGAAGACGCGCCACCAAGCTCGTTTTTTTTAGAGTATATAGCAAGACCACAAACCGCAGAAATATTTTTTGAAGACGTGCTAATGGCATTAGTATTTTACGGTATGCCATTGCTCGCAGAGAATAATAAACCTAGATTATTGTATTACTTACGCCGAAGAGGATATAGAGGATACAGTATGAACAGACCAGATAAATCATGGAATAAACTATCGACTGCAGAAAAAGAAGTTGGTGGTATACCAAACTCAAGTGAAGATATTAAACAAGCTCACGCTGCCGCTATTGAAATGTACATCAACGATCACGTTGGTCATTTAGGTGAAGGCAACTATGGTACTATGTATTTTAACGATACGTTACAAGACTGGGCTAAGTTTGATATAAATAAAAGAACTAAGCATGATGCATCAATAAGTACTGGCCTAGCCATCATGGCTTGCAACAGACATTTGTATGCACCTAATGTAAAAGTAGAAAAACAAACTTTGAACTTGAAGATATCTAAATATAACAACGAAGGATACACATCCCAAATAATTGAATAAGCATGGCTGAGTCAGTATATGTTAGTTTTCCAAGACAAGATGTTAGCGACGAAGAAAAAAACTCTATTGAGTACGGTGAAAAAATCGCTAAAGCTATTAACACTGAGTGGTTTAATAGCGAGTACAGTACTAGTAGATATATATCTAGCGCTAATGATTTTCATAAATTAAGATTATACGCTAGGGGTGAACAGCCTGTGCAAAAGTACAAAGACGAGTTATCTATTAACGGTGATTTATCTTATCTTAATTTAGATTGGACTCCAGTACCTATTATATCTAAATTTGTAGATATTGTTGTAAATGGAATATCTGAAAGATTATATGACATAAAAGCTTACTCTCAATCGCCAAACGGAGTTAATAAAAGAACTCAATATATGGAAAGCATATTATCTGATATGCGCATGAAAGAGTTTAACGAAGAAGTTAAAAGAGAGTTTGACATGGACACTACTAAAAGCGATGTTGAAGAACTTCCTATGTCTGATGAAGAGTTAGGCATACACATGCAGCTTAAATACAAGCAATCAATAGAGTTAGCTCAAGAACAAGCGTTAAAAACTATACTACAAGGTAATAGCTATCCATTAACACAAAAACGATGTTATGAAGACTTAGTCACTATAGGTATTGGTGCTACAAAAACAGAATTTAATAAAAACGAAGGCGCTGTAGTAAAGTATGTAGATCCAGCTAATTTAGTTTATTCTCGATCAGACTCGCCTTATTTTGACGATATATATTATGTAGGTGAAATAAAAACTATACCTGTCAACGAGCTTGTAAGAGAGTTTCCACATTTAACAGATGTTGATATTAAAGAAATATTAGATAAAAATTACCACACAGACTACTATAAGCATTACTATCAAGGTAGAGATAGAACAGACAGAAACCACGTAAGTGTGTTATATTTTAATTACAAAACTTACAACAACGACGTTTACAAAATTAAAAAAACAGGCTCTGGCGGTGATAAAGCAATACGTAAAACAGATAGGTTTAATCCGCCTAAAGATAAAGCTAGAGATTTTACAAGAGAGTCTAAAAAGATAGAAGTATTATACGAAGGTGTATATGTTATTGGTGGTGCTAAGCTTTTAAAATGGGGTGTTTGTAAGAACATGATACGACCTAAAAGCGATTACAATAAAGTAAAAATGAATTATAGTATTGTAGCGCCGCGAATGTACAACGGTAAGATACAAAGTTTAGTTAGCAGAATTACTGGTTTTGCTGATATGATACAATTAACGCATTTAAAATTGCAGCAGGTTATGGCTAAGATGGTACCAGACGGTGTTTATCTTGATGCTGATGGACTTGCTGAAATAGATTTAGGTAACGGCACTAATTATAATCCACAAGAAGCACTTAATATGTTCTTTCAAACTGGTAGTATTATTGGTCGAAGCTTCACGTCTGAAGGTGATATGAATCCTGGTAAAGTACCTATACAAGAAATAAACAACAGCAGTAAAGGTGGAAAGCTTCAATCATTAATAGGTACTTATAATTACTACCTTCAAATGATACGTGATGTTACAGGATTAAACGAAGCTCGTGACGGTAGTATGCCTGATACTAACGCTTTAGTAGGTGTACAAAAACTAGCTGCAGCTAATTCTAACACAGCTACTAGACACATACTTAATTCTGGTTTATTCTTAGCAGCTGAAACAGCAGAAAAACTTTCGTTGCGTATATCAGATATATTAGAGTACTCACCGACTAAAGATGCATTTATACACGCTATAGGCGCTCACAACGTAGCAACTTTAGATGAAATAAAAGAGTTGCATTTATATGACTTTGGTATATTTCTTGAGCTAGCTCCTGATGATGAAGAAAAAGCCATGCTTGAAAATAATATACAAATGGCATTGCAGCAAAAGAATATAGATTTAGAAGATGCTATAGATTTACGTGAAATCAAAAGTGTTAGATTAGCAAATCAACTACTAAAGATACGTAGAAAAAGAAAAATGGCTAGCGATAGACAAGCTCAACTTCAAAATGTACAAGCTCAATCTCAAGCTAATGCGCAAGCCGCTCAACAAGCAGCTCAAATAGAAGCACAAAAAGAACAAGCAAAAGCGCAGTCTTTAATACAGGTAGAGCAAGCTAAAGCGCAGTTTGAAAACCAAAGGCTAATACAAGAGATGGAGGCTAAAAAACAATTGATGGAATTAGAGTTTAATTACAACATGCAGCTTAAAGGAGCAGAAACTGAAAATATTAAAGCGCGTGAAAAACAAAAAGAAGATCGAAAAGACGAAAGAACTAAAATACAGGCCACTCAACAAAGTGAACTTATAGACCAAAGAAAAACAGGTAAACCTGCTAAAAACTTTGAGTCAGCAGGTAATGATACTATGGGAGAAGGATTTAGTTTAGAAGCTTTTGGACCTAAATAATAACTTATATTTTATATTATGGAAAACAACAATCAAACAGACCTTGAAGAAGTAATTCAAGAGGTTGAAAACGAAACACCACAAGAGCAGGTCGTAGAAGAAGTTACGTCTGACATTGATCTTGAAAAATTTGAAAGCAAAGATAATCCTGATATTATCAAAGTAGATTTATCAAAACCAACAACCAATGAAACTGAAAAAAGTGACACTGACGACACGAGAGTGGTTAGAGTCGATGAAGACACCGAGCCCACACAAAGTGAAAACGAAGTACAACCGCAAAGAGAAGTACAAGAAGAAGTACCAGTACTAGAAGAAGTAACACAAGAAGAGCAAGATCAAGTAGAAGAGTTGGCGGAAGAAGTTGTAGAAGCTATTGAAGAATCTCAAGCTACAGGTAAAGAGTTACCAGAAAATATTCAAAAGCTAGTTGATTTTATGGAAGAAACTGGCGGTGATCTTGAAGATTATGTTAGACTAAATAGAGACACTAGCGACTTAACTAATAACGAAGCGCTACGCGAATATTACAAAAAGACTAAACCTCATTTATCTTCAGATGAAGTTGATTTTTTAATTGAAGATCAATTTTCTTTTGATGAAGAGTATGATAATGAAAAAGATATTAAAAGAAAAAAATTGGCCCTTAAAGAGCAAGTTGCCGAGGCCAAGACCTACTTAGACAGGCAAAAGTCTAAATACTATGAAGATATCAAAGCTGGAAGCAAGTTAACAACTGAGCAACAAAAAGCTATTGATTTCTTTAATAGATATAATAAAGAGTCAGAACAGACTAAACAAGTTGTAAAACGTAATAGTGATATTTTTGAAAAAGAAACTAATAATCTTTTTAATGACAAGTTCAAAGGTTTTGAATATAATGTCGGAGAAAAAACATATCGTTTTAACGTTAAAGACGTAGATGGTGTAAAAACACAGCAAAGCGACATAAGTAATTTCATGTCAAAGTTTGTCAATGAAAAACAAGCGCTTACAGATGCTAAAGGATACCATAAGGCTTTATATACAGCTATGAACCCTGACGCAATCGCTCAACATTTTTACGAGCAAGGCAAGGCTGATGCTATAAAAGAAAGTATCAAAAAGTCTAAAAATATTGATATGAGCCCACGTTCAACTCAAAATGAAATTAACGTTGGTGGTATCAAAGCTCGTGTTATTGGCGATGATTCTAACTCTTTTAAATTTAAAATAAGAAATAAAAAATAACATTTAAAATTAAGAAAAAATGGCAATTTCAAATCCTGGCGGTTTGTTAAATAGCGTGCCGGCTTCAGTGCCTCAAGCGCTTTCAACAA